AAGTAGGGCCACGTCTATCACTCCGTTCTCCCGCTCGCTGTCATGAGCAGGATTGTGGTCTAAACATGGGTCAACTTTGGATGCAAATTTCCTGGGAAAGTGGGTCAGTTTTCAATGCAAATCAACACCCAGGATCCTCATCGTTTCTTAGGATAGATACATGTACGTGTCGTAATCGCCTAGGTAAGGAAGGATCTGGGGGCAAAATTACGCAAAAAGTGGCTACATATTTTTGCAAACCAACGTGGAAGTCAGTTAGAGCCGACAAACTGCAAACTATATTTTACATAATACAAATTATACGAAATCGACGAGATGAAAATCTAGGCAGCCGGAAAGCTTGTGAATTGCGATATGGAAACAAATGGAGCCTTCTGGCCACTCATACATCCCTCAACAAAAAGACGAGCCAACATGAGATATCCCAATACCCGTTACGGGCACCACGGCGAATTTGTGTTTTGGATGCAGGGCCATTCCGTCAAAGTCATCGCCAAACGCCTCAAACGTTCCGAACGATCCGTACACGACTGGCTCATCGGCAAGCGCAAGATTCCATGGTGGGTACCGGAAATTCTTCGGCTACAGCACTACGAATACCAAGATCGATTACGACAAATGGGATTTACACAACAGAAAGCGCGCTTGGCCGTCGCGACAGCCGATGTGCTTATGTTCCCTAAACCGACCGTAACCGGCCCCTCCGCAGCTGAGCATGCTCAAACGCTCGCCGAATCCCATAAAACCAGCGCCCGCTAACCCGGTGCTATACTGACTGAAAGCAGCTCGATGGCAACTACCTTTTTTGATACCCACGAATACGTGAAACGGCTTGAAGCAACCGGAATTCCAACCGAACAAGCTGAAGCTCACGCAACCGCCCTAGCCGAAGCCATGAACAACGAATTGGTCAAGAAATCTGATCTGAACGAATTCCGTGCCGAAGTCGCTACTAGCTTCGCCGAGGTGCGTGGTCAGTTTGAACTACTGAAATGGATGCTGGGATTTATGTTGGCTGGCACTGTAGGAATATTGTTCAAGATTTTCCACTGACAAACGCCCTGCTCTTCACTAAACAAAAGCCCCGGAAATCCGGGGCTTTTTTTTATTCCCAGCTCAAGACAAACCTAACGCCATTCAAGATTTTTTCCTCGCCTGGCTTAGTGAGGTTCTTAACTGAAAAACCAAGAGACGCCATTGCGTTTGCAAACAATTCCTGATTCAAAGCTAGACCAAAATTAAAGACCTCTACATTAGTATGCCCCTCCAAGGCCGCGTCAACAACGCGGTCTAGAGATTTCTTGATGCCCGCCCGATGAGCCGCATGAGCCGGACCACGTTCACCAACATAACCCATTTGAACCGCCTTAGCGATCAAGGCTGCTTGCTGAGCCAACAAATACATACTTGCTCCTATTATTTAATTTCACTTTTGACCGAGCGTTTTAGTACCGTCCTTTGGACTAACTCATTTTACGTCTTCCTATGCGTATTCCGACGGCAGGAGCATCCGCATTCGACCGTACGAACTCCGCTTGTTGACTTGCTCGCAGAATTAACCCTCTTTAAAGCGTAATAGGCCTACAAACGCTCTGACAAGGTAGTTGCTTTTGTAAGCTTAGGTTCATCTAAAAGCCTCGTCTTATATGTAATCAGTTCAGCCTCATCGATGTCAAAACGCTTCAGCCACTGCTCCGCACTCCAGCCTATCAGACGAGGCTCGCCATTTTTGGATGCGTAATGAATACTGATTTTTTGAGTTCGCACTTCTTTGAACAACATGTTCGGCAACACTAGGCGCGCCGGTTTAGGTTGATCTGTCGGCGCTGCATCAGGATTTGGCCCTGCCTGCACAATTAACCCAGCACCGTAATCGTAAAGCGCAAACCAATCCATCGGCAACTCAGAGCGAAGGGTAGGCAACCCACCTACTTTCTTTACCATTTCATAGTTCAGTGCGGTGAGCCACGAAACCGTCTTAATACCCTCATTTGCATGCTCCGCACTGGCGACCGGATGTCCTACGTCCAAGCCAGCTAGTTTTTCCGATAAAAATGCTTCAAATGGTTGATTGTCGCTTAGGCGTGGAACGGACAAGACTAAGCCATGTCCACCGTACCCATGAATAGCTTTTAACCGCTTTGCGAAATTCAAAAACATTCGCTGGAATTCTATTGGATTGTCTTCTACGTACAGCAACGGAAAACTAAAGCGCAACACGGAAGTGCCCCAGGTGCCCATTTTTGCTTCCCATGCACGAAGCCCAGAGACATAAAATTCCCATTCACCAGCATCCCGATCTTGCTCTCCGCTGGTGTATAGGAAAGTAAGAGTATCGTTTTCCCCCATCCGATTAATCATTTGACGCATAGACGGAGCTTTGCGATACGCGAATTTGTCTGGCCCTTCAGGCGGTTCTTCCCTCCAAAGCCACGTAAGATGATTTTTTGCGATCGCTTCAAATTCATCAAAACAAACACAGACGGCCTCTCTAACATCTGGCAAATGGGCATCACGAAAAAATAACGTCCCAGTAATTGCTGGGACACTTCCCACATAATCCTGAGGCCCCCGCTTTGTCAAAAGGCCCCCTGGGATACGCATTTTTTCCGGATGCTCACGCATCAGTTGGATAGGATCGAAAGAAAGGTCGGTCATGATGCACCTTCAAAAAGCAGGAGATGGAACTGGTGGAGGGCGTTTCGTCAAAAGACTATACAGAATTGATGCCAGCAAACTGGCTGTGCCAAGTTGCTCTACCGGTATTTTCGAGCGCTCCGGCTCAGGCTGATTGCAATCACAATCGGCAGGCTCAAGAACTTCCAATTTGGTTGGAGAGCCAGCAATGCGTGTATACGCGCGAGCTTGCTGAACACTCATGGAATCAGGCGGAAATTTGATCTCCACGACCTGTTTGATATTCTCTTGCGTTGGCGGTTTAGTGGGGTCGAGAACGATAATCGCATCTGGCCTTCGTATCATGCCAGCCCCTTTCAAATAGGGGGAGCCGTGGTCAACTTCCCAATGCTTGTTAATCCAGCCAGGCAACCAATCATGAACTTTAGTTCCTATGCTTGAATCCATAATGGGTTCCGGAGGATCTTTGGTCATATCGTAATTGACCTCAGGCTTATACGGACTTCGGTGCTCCAGTACCTTATCAAGCTCTCGCAATCGGTTCGACACACACGATTGCTTTAGTGATCGACCATCTTTGCCAACGCCAGGCGCATCCTTGCATTTACAAATGGCGGAACAGAGGACTTTCTTATCTGACGGACCGAGAGCGGGTCGATTGATTTTTACGACGGTAGTTGTGCCTTCAGCGGACATGCCGCCCGTTGCGAGCGGTGTAAAGGAGGAAGTCTGCTCCGTCATTTCACGCCTTTTTCAAAAAGATCAAATGCCAATGCCTCGTTTGATGCGCGCTCCACCCATTGCGTGAATCCTTCGGCGTCGGTCACGCCGGTTAGGTATTGTCCGTTGGTAGAGCGAACGCGAACCCCCTGATCAGTCACCGGTTGGCCGGAAATAGAATCGAGCACCTGAAAACGGCCTCTAAAGCGCTCTCCGAGATGGTCCAAAGGCTCATCATGATAACTCGCCATGATATTCGAGCCAATTGCACCAACACTACTCGCCGCAACAGAGGCACCTGGAGCCGCGCCGCTGGACGGATCTGTAGTGGTGACGGCTTGGTTAGAAATCAGGATAGCTCCACAGGCAACTTTGCAGCCATCATAAGCGACGGGTTTTCCGTCATCGAGAAGGCTATTGTCTCCCTGACTTATCGGAAAGACGCCTCGGCAGCGCGGACACGAGACCATGTCCCCCACGCGGGCCCAACCTTTTCCATGTGCAGACGATGTCATTGAAGCGGAAATCACGGTTCCACCGTGACTCGTTTTATCACCTAAAACAATAATGTTTCTCGGCATGACGCCCTCCCCGGCCAAAGCATATATGCCTTAGAACGGAACAGCCTCCAAAGTTCCCATGCCATGATAAGGGGCGGTTGCAATCCAAATAACATCAAGCGCTTTGTTGTACCAGAACTGCGCACCGTCCAAGAGACCCGTACCTGCAATTACAAAGGCCGTCTGAACTGCACCGAGCGAATTGGTGCTCACAAGAGCCCAGCGCTGCACATCGGGCTTAGGGATGCCCCTTGAGGCGAAATAGCGCTTTTGATCGAAATCCCTACAGTCCATCTGTTTACCGCAGTATTTGGCGATGTAGGAGGCAAGTTTGTGAATGCCATCCTTGCCAAAGCCAAACTTGGAGGGGTTGCGTACATCGATGTTTGACATTGAGCGCCCCTGCTCGTCGACCCCGACGATGCTTGACCAGATTGAGCGCAATAGTTGATAGCACTGACGGCCATGCACCGCCACATGAAAATGCAAGGCTCCGCGCTGCTGTTCCTCAATCACTGCCACATAGTGAAAATCAACGCACTTGCCGACACGACGCCGGAATTTGTCCCAATCCTTGAGCGCTTTTTCGCGATCAATCATGTTGTCTCGATAGGTGAGCGTAATCATGCGATCAGCTCCAATCGATTTACAGCGCTCTCTTACGTTTTTTTTGGCATTGCGAGCTGCGACAGCCTCGTTTCGCTCGCGGTTTTGGGATTCACCGCGCTTGGTGCGCTTGCCGATAATCGGCGCGGGGCCTTTGAAGTGTTTTTCACGGCAGACGGTCACTTCCAACTGACCATCTGGATAAGTGACCTTGCGGGCAACGTAGCGGTCATTCCACGTGTTTCTAACGCCCTCATCTTGCCATCCGGGCGATTTTTGTTCTAATTCGTTGTCCGGATCGAACGATACGTTTGACAGGTCAAAATCAGAGGTATAACTTGCAGACATTCATTCACCTATCTCAGCTAGTTGGATGAACGCCCTGATCGGATCGCGAGTCCTTTCAGGGCATTTTCTTTTCTGGACTGCCCTTCCCTACTTTTTCTTCTTCGGTATGTCTGCCTTGGCATGCTGCTTTAGGCTTGTTTTCCGTTAAGTATGCTTAATACAAGTCTAGGCGCTCGCTTCGCTCGCGCCGTCCTCGCAAGCTGCGGGCGGCGCGATCTTGCTCCGCCTCTTTTCCGTTACGCGTAACGGAAATTCCCTCTCATCCCAAACGCCGCAGCGCCGTACATCGACCGCATGAAACCTAGCCAGTGAGTGCTGCGCACTCATAGCCGGTTGAGGTCGTTTCTCCGATCAACCAGCCACCCTTTTCCAGAGTTCTCCGCCTTTTCGATGAACGGTAGCCGGCGCGTCTTTTGCCGCAAGGGGGTATTCATAAAAGCGCAAGCTGCCGCGCTTTTACAAACCTTCCCCCTTGCGGCAAAAGCCTCATGCGCCGGCTATCCGATCATCGGGCGAAGAACTCAGGAAAACGGCGGCAGGCGGTACCAGAGAAACGACCAAAACCGCCGGTCTTACGGAGGGCTCCGAATCTAGGAACTCGGTCAGCAAAAACACCACCACGAAGGCGCGAACATGAAACAGCCAGAACTGCCCCTGCTGCACTTCCCGTACCAGCCTTACCTTGCCCATTTCAAGCGCTCCCGTAAGGCCCTGGCGCCCTCCAACTTCGTGCCGCCGTGGAAGCAACTGCGCCTGCCGCTCTACTTCCGCAATCTGATCCGCAAGGGCGTCGCCTTCATCTGGACACGCCCGGATGGTCGGCAGTTTTTCTGCAAGACCATGCGTCAACTGGTGGCGCGGATCATGGATTACGACGGCTATATCCTGCATACGATTTTCAATTACAAGAACGGGCGGCTCATTCGCACCTGAATCACAGCCGCGACACTTGCAGCACCAACAGAATCTCACTCTTGCTGTTCTGGCCGGTATTGGACTGCATCCAGTCAGGCAAGAACGAGAAGCCGACGCGGCCCGAGCTTTCCCGGTTCTCCGCCAAGCCGCCGATGATGACGATATCTCCGTCGGCCACGGATAACGACGTGCTTACCTCACGCTTGGTCAGGGTCGGCGAATTGTTGACGCCGGTCTGTGTGACCACGAAATTTGATAACTGCTGACCGACAGTCAGATCGACGACGGCATCACGCACAATCGGTTTCAGATCGAAGATGACGCCCGAGCTGCGATATTCCACAGACTGAACTGGCGCATTACCGGTGCCGGGATAACTCACCGCGCCCAGGACAGGCACGTCCTGACCGACGGAGAAGCGGCCGGAGGCACCGGAGCGCACACGCAGCGAGGGCGCGGAAATCGTCTTGAACCGGCTATCACTGGACAGGGCCGCGAAGACGGCATCAATGGAGCCGTTTTTGATCTTCACGAAACCGTCTAGCGTGGATGGCGTGGACAGTCCTGCGGTCACGGTCCCACCTAGCAGGTGCAGCGCCAGCGAGAAGGCCGACCCTTCGGCACCGTTGGACGCCACCTCAAAGACCTGACCGCGCACCATGACTTCCCCCTGACGCGTATCCAGTTGATCGAGCAGCCCGGCTAGCTTCTTGATATCGCCGGGCGTGCCATTGAACACCAGTGCATCGGCTTGCGTATCGATCAGCGCGGCGGCTGAACTGGCGGGCGCGGGTGCCTTGGTCTGCCCCGTAGCCATGTCAGCACCAATGGATTGTGGCGCGCCATGGATGGTCCGGGTTGAGGTGAATTCGCCCTTGGGAAACAGTGCGCGCAGCAGCTCCACCAAATAGGACACGTCACGAAATTTCGGGTGATAGACATACGGCTCTTTGTCCGGCTCCGCCTCCTTGGTCACACCAATTAGATCAACACCATTGACAGTGCGGACGGAGAGGCCCAGGAGCCCCATGAACCGGGATACCTCTGACCTGGCCGAGGCACCCGTAGCGAACCGGAAAGACACCAAGCGTTCATCCCCCACGACTTCAGGCTGTATCAGATATGGGGACTTCAGCACTTGCGTATACATCACCTCGACCGCGTCAGCGATGCGCACGCGGGAGAGCTCGAACGCGCTTTCTGCCGGTTGCGGCATTCCGGGCGGCAGCGGTAGCGATAACGGCAAGCTCAAGGGCGCGGCGTTGGCCAACGTCATCGACGCCAGCAGCACCGCAGCTAGGATGCGTTTCATTTCTTCCCCTCCAGTAAATTGGATTGGCCGACCGCGCCGGAGTAGCGCGTGACCTTTGCGCCGTCGATATCGCCGATAGTCTGCGGCCCCATCTGGACGAACATCGAGGGAGATTCATAGCGAAGCCGTCCATGCTGGTCGGCGATGATGATGTAGCTAGCGTTCCCGATCTTGGCTGTTCCAGCAATTCGCCATATGTCGGAGAACGTTGGGCGCGGCGCTGCTTTCGCTGCCCCTGCAGCAGCATTTGACGTGCCTGCGCCGCCCTGCTCTTTTGCCGGTGCTTCGGCTGGCTTGCGGTTGAAGAAGTGATGAAGACTGTATGCAGCGGCGATCAGCACCAGCAACATGAAAATGGCCGTGAGCCATACCGACCGTCGGGCCATCATGTTCTGACGCTTATCGACATTGACGATCTTCCCAGCGGCCCCGCCCTTGAACGATGAATACAGCGGGAATATCTCCTTGCGATACTTGCGCAGCGTGACACTGATCCTTGCGGCCTTGGTCTGCTTATTCCCTTCAAAAATCGACACGCTGTAATTGTTCGCTAGCCCTAGCGAGATTTTCTTGTGCGTGCGGATGTGGAAGGCAACCACGTTCTTCACGAAGCGGTTTAGCGTGCTCATGTCCTGAATCATCAGCACCAAATCGCAGGCCACGCCGGTTTGCGCATTCGTAAAATGCCGATGCTCAAGGAAGAAGCTTTTATGTTCCTTCAGCAGCGTCGCGCCGGTCGCGGGCCAGAAGCGCCACGCCTCATCGATGCAGGCCAAGTCGCCCGGCTGGACAATGGTATCGGTGTGCTCGCCCTTCTTGTCGTCGTAGTACGGGAAGAAATTCGGTTGCGACACTTCGCCGTTGGTCACATGCACAACCTCGCCCAATGTCTCCGGCACGGTCTTGTAATTCTTCTCGATGTATTCGCGGATCTTGTCGCCATCGATCCCATCAACGTTGGTCACGACGCGACGGCCAGCAGCAATCGCCGGGACGATGACCTCAGAGACCACCTCGTAACTCTTCCCGGAGCCCATCAGGCCCGTATAGACGTTGATGCCCATGGTTAGCCGATGATCGGGAGGCGGCGAATAATGAACCGGGTCACCCATGCCGAGAGAATCAGCGGGATACCGGCCCGGATGTTGAACAGATTGAGGAAGTACCACAGGTCGCCCCCCAGCCCGCCGAAGGCCTGAGACAGCTTGTCTCCGGTCGGCAGCATGCTGCTAAGGACGTTGATAAATTCGGTCGTGACGAAGAACAGCGCGAAGTACACGACGAATTTAACGATGATGGAGCGGACAACGAAGGCCAGAATGACATTTAAGGCCGATAGGACAATGCCAAACATAGTTTTCCCCTCCCCTATGCAGCAAGGACGATCAAGAGCGCCAACAGCGCATACGCCACGGCCATAGCGGCATAGAGCGTGGGCCGGATACTCTCCAGCAGCGAGCAGTGATCGCTAAGCGTGATTTGACGATTGAAGACCACGAACGACCAATGCGGGCATGCTGCATCGAGACCCGGCACAACGAAATTCCTCAGCGATGGAAACAAGTTCATTAGCGGCGACAGGATTTGTTGCGCGGTCGGGATGGCTTCCAGCGACGGCGCGCCAATGCCCGGATCGGCGCCAAGGTTTTGCAGGGGCTCGGTGGATGGATTAGTGCCGGTGTTGGGTTGCGTGGCCGGGTCGGCGCTTGATACCGGCTTGGTGGAGGTCGGCATGGTGAAGGGAGTAGCCGCCGTGCCACCCGATGGAGCTGCTTGCGGCGCAACGAAGTCGCCGACGTTGGGCCAGTACCCAGGATTGGCTGCCTGCCACGCGGCGGCATCCGCCGAGGTAATGGGTTGCGTCGCATCGTAGGGCAAGCCGTTGTAGCCAGGGGCCGAAGCAGCGGTCTTCCAGAACTCGTTAGCAATGTCGGCGATGATCTGCGGATCGAGAGAAGTATTTTTCTGTGGGACGGTCAGATCGTTGGCGGCATCCGAAATGGTCTTGACCGGCGCGGCATCCGGCTCAGGGAAGTTCGACGCGGGACAGACGCCATTGGCAGGAACCAAATTGATGCCGGGGCAATAACCTCGATTGCTGGTGTATTTGGTGGCAGAACCCCAATACATCTCGCTTGTATGCCCGTCGCTGTAGTAACGAATCGTATTGCACCGCCCGTTGGTGAAGGCGTACGCGGATGTCCAAGTCAGGTTCCCTGCGGTACCCGATCCCTTCGTTTGGCCCATGCAGGCAGCGGCCTCGCTTACCCCGCACGCGGCGTTCAGGCAATAGATAGTCATCGGTGGCGGCAGTCCACCGGGTGTATTGATGGATTCGGGGTTGTCGCCAATCTGGACGCTGTTGCCGTCCTTGAGAAGCCATTTAAGGCCGGCATCAATGGCGAAGTAGACGGCGGCACCGACAGCGGCAGCAGCGGCGGCACCAGCGGCGACGGTGGCCCATGCTGGGGCGGTTACGCCGAGTGCGGTTACCGTGGCGGCTTGGGTGGCAGCAGCGGCAATACCGGCACCGACACCGGCTAACGTTCCGTTATAGCGGGGATCGTTCGCGGCGAAACCTCTGCTTTGCATCTTGGCTTGCGTCACGCCGGACACCGCATTTTGCATCTTCGACACAGGCAGCGCACCAGCTACAGCATCGAGGGCCAGCACCAGCAGGCACAGGGACATGAGAATCAGCCGTTTCATTGCGCACCCTCCAAGCCCACCACCACCGCCCAGGCGCAGACCATGCCCCATGCGAAGACCACCAGATACCAGAGGTTCGAATAATTCACGGGTTCCCCTTTGTTTGGACGAAAAAAAAGGACGATGCAGCGCTACATCGCCCCTGATTACCGCTTGGCGAACTTAGGCCGACTTCAGGAACGCCATCACGATCTTGGCCGCCTTGACGGTTGCCCACACCACGGCCATCACTGCGCCGATGGCCAGCACGCCGGCGACGATGTCCGCCGAAGACACAGCGCCGGTGATAGAAGTCAGATCGATGGCGGCAGCGGCATTAGCCGACGTCGCCGAGACCGCCGCAACAGCACCACCAACGACGGCCAGAGCCTTCTTGTTTTTGCTCAGGAATTGCAT